ATCATCATGTCCATGAGAGGATTGAGCTCTTCAGCGGCGCCAGACGTCACAGCCTCCCAAGTCAGCATTGCGTCAATGACACTCAGTAGACCCAGAAAAATAATAGCGAGTATCCAATAAAAGTCTTTTGTCACGGGTCTCTCCAGAAAATTTGAATGGCCATGATGACAATAGACAACGCAATGCAGATCATAGTTTTAGTCCGAAAGGGCGACTCGTCCAGATAAAAATATGTCATGGCTGGAAATACTAAATATGAGGCGCCAAAAGCCAATAGCCGTACGGACCAAAGGTTGTCAAAATATGAATAACCGACCTTTGTTGCATAAAATGTTAATAACGATATGGGTATGCTTAGAACCAAAGCAATCATTAAAGCAGCGCGCTGGTTTTGCATAATGAGCTGAGCATTCGATGCATACCATATGGTCACGTGCATGATCACAAAGATGACCATGATTAAAAGAATCTGCATGTAATTTTCCGATGTCCACAATAATGAGCTGAATCAATGCCCACAGAATTACTTATCTATGTGAGTGATCGCCCTGCAAAACCTCTGGTCAAAGTTTTGAGTACAGGCTTTGAACCTCTCTATAAAATTCGATGGCAGGATGCTATCAAAGATCTTTATTCTGGCCGTTTTGAAGTAGTAGAGCATGATCCAGACATCAGCATCGGTACTTCTTCTGGCCAAGAACCTTTTCCTGCCGTAGTCCGTTTTGCGCGCGGCGTTTTTTTGGGCGCTCTAAAATTCAAGCCCAAGCAGCTCAGACCCACTCGCAGAAACATATACGAGCGAGACAGTGCCACCTGTCAATACTGTGCCAGCCGAATCTCTTTCTCTCGCGCCACAATGGATCACGTGGTGCCAAAATCCCGCGGCGGAAAAAACACTTGGTCCAATTTAGTATTGTCCTGTGCTACATGCAATAACAAAAAAGGTAATCGAACTCCTGGAGAAGCCAATATGAAATTGCTCAATAAAAAGGGTTATTCCAGTCCGGAGTTTTAAGGACGTTTGCCTATATTTAGTATCGATGCGCAGAGAAAAAATACAGATTAACGACGATGTTTTTGATGTTGAAGTTGCCGAAACTGAAAAGGAACGAGCTCAGGGCTTGATGCATCGACGACATTTGCCGGTTGGTCGTGGCATGTTTTTTGTAATGGATGGCGGACCAGCCTCGTTTCACATGAAGAACACACACGTTCCTCTTGATATTTTGTTTTTTGACGCGCAGGGCAGGGCAGTCAAGATTGATTCTATGGCGCCTCATATCGGTCACAGTCGGTGTAACAAAGATGTAAGATACGTATTAGAACTGCCTGCTGGAACATGTCAGCAATGCGGCATTATTCAGGGTGATGTAATGAAAATCAAAAGCGAAGAAGCACTCAAAGACATGGTAATGGAAGTTCTGCAAGAATCCTGGCAGAATCCAAAAAGAATTAGCGATATCGTATATCGGCCCTGGTCGCTTAAGTTTTATGAACAGGTCAGGCAGATCAAGTCTCGCATGCATGAAAGCGGAGAAAAGCTGAACTGGTTTGAGCAGGAAATGCTGGGGACGGACATCGGAGAATTTGCGTTATATGAAGGGCGTAAGGTGCCTCTGGACATTCCTATTCCCGAAGGTTTGGAAGAAGCTGACTATCAGGGCAAAGACGTGGAGCTTAACAAGCCCAAAAGAGGTGGCAGTGGAAATTCGAAATTTCACGTATATGTGAGAGATCCCAAGACCAAAAACGTGAAAAAAGTACAGTTTGGTATTAAAGGCATGACAGTGGGCATTGACGATCCAGACCGCGTGAAGTCATTTGTGTCACGGCATCAGTGTAAAAAGAAAAATGACAAGACCAAAGCTGGATACTGGTCCTGTCGTTTGCCTCGCTACTGGAAGTCTCTGGGTCTCAAAAAGACCGGCAAGCAGTGGTGGTAATGGAGCTAGGCCCACTGCCATTCAGCGAAAAAAAGATTGCATCCAACCACTATGTTCGCAAGTTTTTGGCATCGTCCGCAGAAAAAATGGTGTGGCACCAGGATCCCGAAGATCGCACGATAAAATTATTGGCCGGCAGCGGTTGGCTTTTGCAGATGGATAATGAGCTGCCAATAAAATTAGTGCGCGGAGAGTCTTACAATATTCCCCAATTTATTTGGCACCGTCTAATTGCAACTTCAGGCGCAACGGATATTGAAATTGAAGTGATAAAGAAACCGGCATAATGTCCCTTCGGAAAATTACTTACTGGGATATTTAGTTCTGAGTAAGTCATGCCAAAGTTTCAATCACCAAGTAAACCAAGTGTCGTCGGAAATAGCGTATCGACGCAAGTTTTAAATACGCTAGATACTCCTTCTGCTGTACCCGCTCCAGCTGCGTTTATAGGAACATCAATTTCTGGCCCTGCTTTTGTACCATTTGATATTGCTAGTGATTCTGATTTTGAATCTGTTTTTGGCACCTTAGAAGAAGCTGTTGAACAGCAAAAAAACGGCATGTTGGCAGCAAATCGTTATTTTATAAATGGCGGAGGATCGATAGTTTATTTTCGTACTTTGGGTGCTGGAGATTGTAAAGCAAGATTGACAACAGGGAATAATCCAGGCAGCGTCAACAACGCTGGTTTTGTGGTCGGGCAGGAAATAATCAATACCGGCACCAATCTTGTAGGCCCCAATACGTATGCAGGATCTACTGCAACAAATCCGGGAGTTTTGGGTCGCGCCTATTTTTTGGTGGCCTTTATGTCGGAATCGGCTGGCTCCACCTACCTTTCCGATGCCGGCATTCAAACTGTCGGGCAAAATACCGCTGCGCCAATTATTCGCGGCATGCTATTTGCTCCGTCTGGCGTTGTTCTCTCTCTGAGTTCTAATCTTGAGCCCAATAACACGCCAACGTCGATTGCTGCGTATGATACTTTTGGAAATTCAGGCGATGGTGGATGCAATATTGGTAGTATGGTATCTTCGTTTGGAACATCGACATTTCAAATGCTTTTAAATGGCCATGTATCAACTGATGCTTATCCTAGTTCCATTTATTGTTCAATGAATCCAGTTGCAACTTATCAAGATTTGATTGAAAGCAGCTTGATAACTGAATTTGATTTGCCTGTCAACAAGAGCTTGGGAGATTCATTGTATTTTGCTGATGTGTTTAATACTGATCCTACCAAAATTCAAGAAGCTGGGCATTATTTGCATTTACATTATGATGTTTATTCTGATCTTGCTGTAGTAACAGGTTCGGGGCTTACAGACAACACAGTTAATTTCAATGAAAGAGAGCCAGTCGTATTACTGTTAACATCTTCAGCAGCAAGAAATACTGCAGTTGATGGAACGGTTGAATATGTTGGCATACCTAATTTTGAAAACTATCAGAACAGATTTGCTAAAGCATTTTCGCCGTTTGTTGTTTCGCAAAAGATAAATGGAAAACGATTTGACTTATTTAAATTGCATGCATTTTCTGACGGTAAACTAAAAGAAGATTTAAAGTTTATAATAAGCAATATTGTTCCGGATTCAACTCCAGCTGGTTGGGCTAAATTTAATCTAGATGTTTTTGCAGCTTCGGCTAGCGAACACGAGCCTACGTTACCACTAATTTCTTTTTTAGACTGTACGCTAGATCCAGTTTCTGAAAATTTCATTGTTAATAAGATTGGCGATAGATATGCTTATTATGATTTTGATACAGATTCAAACGCACAAAAGACTGTCATTGTCGGCGGCCGGCCGCTTACCAATCAATTCATTCGTGTCGAAGTTTCTCAAGAACTTTTAGATGGTAATATACCTAATTTTGCAGTTCCTATTGGTTTTAGAGGCCCTTACCACCTCGTGACATCCGGTACAGCTTTACGTACAGGGGAACCCGTTTTAACAGGCACTTTTAGTAGCGACGCTACTGATATATCAGGCATTTCAACAGATACCCTGCGCCGCGTTGTGCAGCCCCCCATAGAATTTAGAGAAAGACTTTCTGAAGGAGTTCCTGGTACTGATCAACTTAAAGTCATGCCTGGATTAACTTGGGGTATTCAGTACTCCAGGAAAGATGATATCGATAATCCAAATATTAGACACGATATCGGTTCAATGCAAAACATGTTTTTGTATTTCCCAGATTTCAATACTGACTTCAGAAATCCATGGATTGGAGACAATGCCGGAGTTGCCGATGTGGCTGGCTGTATTTTAGATGCTGATCGTTTTAACAACAACCTTTTTACCCTAGAGCGCATTGCAGTTATAACCGGTTCTTCTGGCAATGGCAAATCTCTTTTGGCACCTGATCCTTCAGAATGGCCGGCCGCAATTTATGTAAGAAATGGAAAACTGCCATCGGCATTAAATAAATCAGATGCCACAGGTATCAGTGATAAAATTCGTTTTGTCGATCCCAATACGGATTTTAAAGATCCGGCCAGCAGAAAAAATTTGTCATTTACCGTTCCCATGCAGGGTGGATTTAATGGATTGAATATATTTGATGAACAGTCTAACAACATGACAGATGTTGCTGTTTTTAGAAATCGTTTTGATCCTAATTTAAATGGACCGTCCCAGTCAACTACGGCTGCTTACAGTAAAGCTTTAGATATTTTATCAGAAAAATCCGAAGCTGATATGCAACTTTTATCAATACCTGGCATAAGGCACCGTGTAATCACTAATAAGGCTGTACAGTTATCGCAAGACAAATTTAACGTTTTATTTATTGGTGATGTTGAACAGTACGATTCAGATGAGAATTACGTAACCGGTTCTGAACAAGAACCTGATTTAACGAATACGATAAATAAATTTGAAGAAAGAGCTTTAGGTAGTTCGTTTGGTGCTTTTTATTTTCCAGATGTACTCATAAATTTTCCGGAAACTGAAAATTTAGAAAATCTAATAATAAAAACTCCACCATCAGTTGGCCAAATTGGGACAATTGCACTCAATGATAATATTGCTGGTCCGCATACGGCTCCCATGGGATATACTCGCGGTGCGATAGGAAACGCAATGCAATCAACTATAGCTTTTGATGAAGAGACAGATGTAGAAAGGCTTATAGCAGCAGCAATTAATCCTATTGTTGATGATGTAAATGTTGACGGTGTAATTTGCGCAGTATCTCAAAAAACAACTCTGCAACAAAAAACAGGATTTTCGCGAATCAATATTCGGCGTTTAATGATTGAAATTAGAAGAACAGTCAGAAATATTGCACGATTATTTCTTTTTGAAGTAGCAAAAGCTTCTACCGCACGACAATTTGAAGCAGCTGTAAATTCTTTTTTAAATGGACTTACAGCTGCTAATGTAATATCAGATTATCGAGTCAGTATTGACCAAACGTCTTTTGTCGGCAGCCAGCAGCCAATTAGCAATAACGTGCAGGTTAACGTTGGTAAGTTTCGACCCCTCGGCGATCTTCTCAATCAGCAAAGAAACGCAGAGACAGAACTTAAAACAATAAGAGCCAGCGTCTTTGTTCAGCCTATTCAGTCTGAGGAGATCATACAGCTGGACATCGACGAATCAGTGGAGGATTTGTAATATGAAAGCAATATTGGACAGAAATCTCGAAAAATTCATGAGCCGTAAACTCCTGGTCTGGGTGACGACCACGGTGCTTTTGACCGTCGACAAAATTGACGGAGAACAGTGGCTGGCTATTGCTCTGGCCTATATTGGCTCTCAGGGCATTGCAGATATTGCCACGGCCTGGAAGACCGGAAAGCTGCTCAAAAAATAAACTTATTGTCACTACGTACTATAATCTCCCTTGTACGGAGGATAAATGATTCACAGCGCTGGAGTGGCGGTTATTGATTGGGCAGGCGATGAACCTTGTGTGCTTTGCGTTCGTTCATATGGCAAGTGGGACTTTCCTAAGGGTAAATTAGATGTCGGTGAAAGTCACATTCAGGCAGCGTGTCGAGAACTTGAAGAGGAGACAGGCATCAACGTAGGACGCGATGCTGCATTGGTAGGCGTCAACGCCCCGCCGGTCACCTATCGAACTAAAGGCTCAAAGAAAAAGACGGCAACATACTTTTTGGCCGATCGAACTTCTGATGTGCAACCGTTTCTGCCTGTAAGTCCTGAACTGGGCCATCCTGAGAATGACGCTTGGGAATGGATTCCAGTCAGTCGTTTATCTGAGACGATGCCTGCTAGGTTGCAGCCCGTCGTCGCGTACATTAACGATTGGATCGAGAGTGATTAGGAGATTAAGTGAACAAGGTTCTGCTTGAATATGTTTGGTTAGATGGGTACAAGACGCCCAATTTGCGCAGCAAAATTAAAGTAATAAATGCCCACAAAGACAGTGGAAAGCCCACGGGCGGATGGAATGGCACCGCACCTGACTGGAACTTTGATGGCTCCTCTACGCGTCAGGCTCCTGGAGATAATTCCGAAAGAATTCTAAAGCCGGTTCGATACTACCCTTACGACAAGACCAATACACACTTGATTGTGCTATGCGAAGTCTTTAATCCGGACGGTACTCCTCATGAATCCAACTATCGTGCTAAGCTGCGTGAGAATCAGGATTTTGCCGATGGTCAAGCATTTTGGTGGGGATTTGAGCAGGAATATTTTCTGACCAAAGATCGCAAGCCGCTTGGTTTTCCTGAGGGAGGCTATCCAGGTCCGCAAGGCCTCTATTACTGCGGTGTTGGTGGCAATCAGGTCAAAGGTCGTAAGGTTGTAGAGGAACATCTGCACAAATGTCTCGAGATGGGTATAGAGCTGACAGGCATCAATGCCGAGGTTGCCGTGGGCCAGTGGGAGTTTCAGTGTTTTGGAGATGACACACTCAAAGCATGTGACGATCTTTGGATCAGCAGATATCTGCTTTATCGTATTGCAGAGTCACACGGACTGGATGCCGATATCAGGCCCAAGCCGGTCAAAGGCGACTGGAACGGTTCTGGCTGTCACACCAATTTTTCCAACGGCATTATGCGAGCCGGCAACGAAAAACACTTCAAGCAGGTTCTCAAGTCGCTAGAAAATCGGCATTTTGAACACGTCGATGCTTATGGGGAAGATAATGATCAGCGGCTGACAGGCCTGCACGAAACGCAGCACATTTCGAGATTTAGTTGGGGCGTGGCCGATCGCGGTGCATCAATTCGGGTGCCGGCTGATACTGCCAAAAAGTGGACAGGTTATCTTGAAGATCGTCGACCAGCATCAAACTGCGATCCTTATAAGGTCGCCAACTTAATCGTTGAAGCTGTCAAGGTTTGCAATCGTGAAAAATGATTACCAGAAAAAGATCGATCTGTACGGTCACAGCAAGTGTTTTGTCGAATACGTGCAGCACATGGGAGACGATCTCACCATTGTCAATGCTGCTCGAGTCAGCTTTGGAAAGCACAAAACAGAGCTGGACAAGAAAGATAAGAAGCTCATCAAATATCTGATCGATCATAGACACACGTCGACGCTCGAGCACTGCCACGTAACTTTCAGATGTAAGGTGCCTCTGTTTGTTAGATCGCAACACCACAGGCATCGCACGTGGAGCTACAACGAAATCAGTCGTCGCTACACCGATTTCAATCTGGAATTTTACGAGCCAGAAGATTTTCGAACGCAGCACAAGTCCAATCGGCAGGCATCCAATGTTGATTCAATCAATCCCGAAATTGAAATTCGAGTGGGTACTGGAGAGATTAAAGGCTATTATAAGGGAAGTGCCGCCCAAATGATGAAGAGATTTCACTCTGACGCGCTTAAGCTATTTGATGCAATGTTGGCTGCAGGCGTGTGTCGCGAGCAGGCCAGAGGTGTTCTACCGCAAAACCTCTTGACCGAATATTATGCTAGTGCAAATCTCAACAACATCTTGAAATTTATTGATCTGCGTACTCATGATGGCGCGCAGTGGGAAATTCAACAACTCGCAAAAGGAATGTTAGAAATGGTCAACGATCTTTATCCGGAGGCGGTTAAGGCCTATTCGGAAAGAAAGGGGCATAGCTAAATGAAAGTTTTTGTGGCAGCCAGCCCTCACTGGCTTGATGCCGATACTATCAGAGACAATCTGACAATGCTTCCTGTTTCTTCCACGATCGTAGTCAGTTCGAGAACTGGAGGCGACACTACCGTGGCAAGAATTGCCAGCGAAGAGCTGGCCTTTCACGTCGATGTGGTGGACCTAGAAGAAAATTTTAAGAAAAATGCGATGCAACTCTTGCGAGAAGAAGAATGGGACTGCGCTTACTTTTTTGCAACGAACCAGAAGGAGCCGGAACATGCCCTAGCCCGAGTCTCACGAGCCGGCAACGTGGAGACTCATATTGTGACCAGCAGCCTGGAGGTGGTATGATGTCAACTGTCGATCACCCAAGGCACTACAATCACGGAACCATCGAAGTGATCGATGTCATCGAAGACTGGCGACTGGGCTTTCATGCCGGCAATGTAATCAAATATTTGGCTCGAGCCGGGCACAAGGGCAGCAAAATGCAAGACCTGCAAAAAGCCAGGTGGTACCTCAACCGCCTGATCGAGCAGGAGGAGAAAAAAGTTGGCTGAAAAAAGACCGGTAGTGGCAGTCAGCGGTGGATTCGATCCTCCGACGACCGAACAAGTATTTCTGTTAAAGTCTGCCGCAGAGCTGGGTGAAGTGTTTGTCTATCTTAATTCGGACGACTGGTGTGGCAAGCAGAGAACTAGCGGTAAGCCCATGGCACCATACGGCACGCGTAAAGGCATCCTGATGCAATTACCCTATGTATCGCGTGTGTTACCAGCCAAAGAGGACGCGAACGGCTCTCTGTGCGCTATGTTAGAACTTCACAAGCCAGACTTTTTTGCCAAAGGCTACTGGTCTCGAGTCGATAAACTGCCAGAACTGCAGACGTGTCGCGACAATGATATCATGATCGTTTGGTTCGTACACGCCCAGGACGGCTTTGCAGCCCAAGATGCTGCACTAGATCTCCAGCAGGCCATCACTTCCAGTCAAGAGCGGCAGAGAAAAAAAGCAGAAAAAAGAAAGAAAAATTGTAAAAAGAAAGAAGAGTGCTTATTATGTAATTGTCAACCGATTGCTGAAAAGGGTCGGATGACAAAAGAGTTACCACTTGCTACAATAGGAGAAAACAATGAGTAACACACTTTCAGTAATTCGCACACCTGTAACTTCGGCTTCTTACAGCCGCTTTCCTTCACTGCTTGGACGTGGAGTCTTTGACGACTTCTTTGATTCCTTCTTTCAGGATTTCGGTTCTCTGCAGCGCCGTTCCACCCAGGGATATCCGGTGGCAGACATCTTCACCGATGACGATGGCAATACTGTGATGGAATTTGCCTTGGCGGGATTCAGCAAGAAGGACCTGCAAGTCGATGTCAAGCCTGAAAAGCAGACCATTACTGTGGCTGCCAATGTTAAGGGCGGAGACAATTCAGGTCGTCGCATCGCTCGTCGAGCCTTTCAAAAGACCTTTGTCAACTACGACAGCAACTTAGATTTGGCTTCAGCTTCGGCATCCTTTGAAAACGGACTTCTTCGCATTACAGTGCCACAACGGCCTGAAGTGCAGCCGGTCACCATCAAGATCAAGTGATCGGCAATTGCAAAGTCTGCTGCGTTCAATCCCTAAATCATAAGCAAATGTTGTAATTATAAAAATTACAGCATCATATGATAGTAGCCAGTTGAAAATGCAATAAGGCCAATTGCAGAGTAAACAGAGCGCAGTGCTTGGCGGGGCTTAATTGCCCCGCCTTTTTTATTTTGCGTGTAACTGCTTTAATTAAATGATATAATTTGAACTGGAGAAAAAGCCATGAAGATTGCAATAGGCAAACTGGTTGAGTGCGTAGAGACTGGCCGACGAGGCATCGTGTTGGATGTTGAACGCGGCGCGGACTGCATGCTGGCGCTAGTGAATTGGGACACAGGCGATGGAACTAACTGGGTCGACTTTTTAGATCTGCAAGTTTTGCAATATCGTTAGCCGCGAAATGCACCTGAACATTTGGGCAAGGTAGCTTTTGGCCCTTTGGCTTGAAGCTCCTGTTCGATCCAGGTGCAGCCGACTCTGTTTTTGACTGGACGAGATATAAAGTTTCGAGCCGCAGCGGAAATTTCTTTGGGCAGCGGTCCGTATACGGTATTGTCCACGATGGTAAAATTTTCTGCGCCGAATAGGTTCTGAAAGCCACCCATGTTCTGTTGCACTTTGTGCCAGATTTCTTCGACAAGGTCCTCTTTTAGTACCCTGTCTCTTTGCGCATTTCTTTCCTGCGCAACGTTGAGCGAGGTGTTGACGAAGATCATATAGGTATCGTAGCCGGCTTCTTCGAGAGCGGCTTTTTTGGCAGCAATCTTTGCGTAATCGTCTCCGGTGCCATCAATGACCAATCCTAGACGTCCTTGTATGTATTGAGCTTGGGCTTTGTTGCGCAGCCTTTTAGCTTTGCCTCGAGGTGAATCAGGCGGTTCTGTTACGGCCTTGAATTCTTCATCACTCATTTTGGCAAGGTCCTTGGGGCTGATTCCAATTTGTTCCAAAAAGTATTCAAAGGCGGGATCGGAGTTGACAAGTTTAAGGCCGGTGGCAGTAGAAGCCGCCACTGAACTCTTGGGATCTCCACCAAAGATAATTTTGGCCGTATAAGATTTGCCCGACCCCGGACCACCAGCCATGAAGACGGCCTTGAGGATGCCGGGATCGTAAATGCCTTCGTTCAGCAATACTTTGCGAACCAATTTTCTTAGTTTTTTTTCTGTAATCAGCATGATTTTGTCGACTCCGTCTGCGTCTTTAATTATCCCATATCCGTGTAAGAACTCTCGCTTTGTTGTATAATAGAAACGTAAAGACAACCGATCGAAAGGAAGGGTCAATGTCAAAAGCTAAGATTTCCAAGGGGTCTCTTGTGCGACTCAATATCGC